TGAAAATTCTGTTGGTATTATGCCAATAGTAAAAGAACAAAAAGGTGATTACCGAGAAATAAAAGAAGTTAAACTATATGAAATTAGTGCTGTTACTTTAGCGGCAAATGATCAAGCTAAGATATTGGATGTTAAAGGCATTTCTAATATTGATCATGTTTACAAAAGATATGATAATATCTGTAAGCTACTTAGAAAGGGCAATATCTCAGATGATATGGGATATGCTTTAGAATCCGAAATAATCAAACTCAAAACATATTTCATTAATGCTACTCAGCCAGTTGTTGAAACTACTGAGCCAGTCGAAGTCAAGCATGAGGTTGATATTTATAAATACTTGTTAAATAATCTTAAATAAATTTCTACTAAAATGGAAGAAAATGTAAAAAAACAGCTTGACCAAATTGGGGATCTAATTGATTCTAAATTGGAAAAAGCTCATGGACAAGCACTAGAAAGTGCTAATGGTAAGGCAGAAGAATCACTAAAAAGTGAAATTTCTAACCTAACTAACAAATTCAATGAGAGATTAGATCAAATGGAAGTTGCTAACAAAAAAAATCTTGAAGCAAAATCTAATGAAAATCTAACTTTCAAAGGTGGCTTAGTAAAGTCAATTAATGATGGTGCAATTGAAAATATCGTAAAAGGTAATTCAAGAAGTGCATCATTTACTGTTAAGGCAGATATGACAACTGGAGCAGATTTTACTGGTGAAGTTATACCAGCTGATAGAGTTGCTGGATATAAATTTGATCCAACTCGACCAGTACACATTAGACAATTAATCCCACAAGGATCAACTAGTTCTGATGTTATTAGATTCGTAAAAGAATCTGGATATTCAAATGGATCTGCAACAGTTGCAGAGGGTGCTACATTAGCACAATCTGATTTTGATATGACTGCATCTGACAGCAATGTTAGAAAAATTGGGTGCTATTTTAGAATCTCAGAAGAGATGTTGTCGGATACCCCACAGTTAACTAGCTATATTTCAGCTAGAGCTCCAGAAAAATTATTAAATGTTGAAGATAATCAGATTTTATCTGGTAATGGAACAGCACCTAATTTATCTGGTATTATAACTGATGCGGCTGATTTTGATGTTTCATCTGGTGGTGCATTTTACCAATCAGTTGAAGCGGCTAATGAGTTTGATGTACTTGTTGCATCTTTAAACCAATTAGCTTTATCTAACTATCAAGCTAGTTACATATTATTACACCCAACAGATTTTCACAAAATCTTATTATTAAAAGATAGCCAAAATAACTATCTAAAAGATCAAGTGTATTCTGGATTACAACCTAACTTTATGGGAGTGCCTGTTATTATTAACAATGCAATCTCAGCTGGTTCGTTCTTATGTGGTAACTTTAATGTTGGTACACAACTTTGGATAAGAGACAACGTAAATGTTGAGTTCTTTAGAGAAGATGGAACAAACGTAAGAGATGGTTTTGTAACTGTAAAAGTTTCAGAAAGAATAGCATTGACAAATTACTTGCCAAATGCATTCGTAAATGGTTCATTCTCAAGTGCAAAAACTGCTTTAGAAACACCATAATAATATTCTTTATTATAATTAAAGGGGTATTTATTACCCCTTTTTTTATGGAGTAAACTCAAATAAATATAAAATAAATGCAAAAAATTCTTTTAAATTGAAAATAAATTATATATTTGTGTAAACAAAAAATAATTACAATGAAAAATTTAGATAAAATTAAAACTTTTAAAAACTGGAGAAATGAAAATATTTCTTTTGAACCTTTTTATCATACAGCAAAAAGATTGTATAGAGTATCAAGATGTGTTAATGGTGTAATGCATGAGGTTTATGAAAATAAAGGTTATGACACATTGTTAGAGGCATTATATGCTTGTAACAAAAAATATAATTATTGGGCAAATTTTAATAAAAAAGCAGTCAAATCTTGGAGCATAAATTAAAAAACTTAGATATGTTTGATATGTATAAAAAATTCTTAAAACAAGATCCTAACAACTGGAAATGGCTGATTGCTATTCATGTAGTTGTTTATTCAATAATGTTAATCTTAATGTTAGATATATGAATTGTAAAAACTTAAAATTAAAAGATGCATTTAAATTAGCCATGGCTGATATGACAGATGAATTGTGTTTAGCTTGGCAACCTGTAACTGATTATGTAATTGATAATACATTAAGTGATCTAGCAGTTAAGTTTAGTAATAATTGGCTTGAGCATCATAGGGTTTTATATTCTAATGTTGATTGGCAACAGCCAGTTTCTAAAACATATTTAGACACTAAAGAACAAAGACAGTTAAATAGTAAGCTAGGAATTACTAAAAGTAAAGGAATAATAAATTGGTATAAAAATTAATTTAACAACAGGGGGTGTACAAAAAAATCATAGTGGATAGCTATAAGGTGTACAACTTTTAACCACTACAACGGAGCAAGAGAGCCAACAGTCACCCCCTAAATTAAAAGAAAAATTATGAGCTATAATAAAAACAAGTTTGAGCATAACTTAAAAAAAGCTAAAAGACAAAGAGAATTTGAACGTAAACAAAAACTAAATGATTTATTTGGTGTTATGGCAAAAGTGCAACTTAATTCTTTTAAGAAATGAAAAGACACTATATAAAGCACTTTACAGCTTGTTTGCTGTTATATCTATCTTTTAGGGTGCTGTTTATATCAAATGATTTATTAACATCTGTAATACTAGGTATTCTGGCTATTTCAGTATTAACAAGTAAAAGTAATGAGCAAAAATAATAAAATAGTAGTTTTGGATGTAGATACGATAGTCAGCAGTTCAGTTGATATGCAAACATTTCAAAAACTACCAGCAATTAAAAAATTAAGGATATATTATCATGCTCAAGAAATAGTAAAAATAATGCAATCACAACCATTGTAATTTAGTTTTGTTTTGTTTTAAAATCTGTGATTGTTAAAAAGCCAGTTGTTTATTCAGCTGGTTTTTTTTTATATTATGGGCATGAACCATAATCAAAAGGGTTGTTATGCTGAATATCATTTTGCATCAACTGTCATTGCTTTAGGTTATAACGTATCTATGCCATTACTAAGTGCCAGCTATTATGACTGCATACTTGAAAAAGATGGCAAGCTCTTTAAAATTCAAATAAAATATTTAGGCAAAGATCGTACACAAAGAAAAAATAGCATACAAGTTACACTTAGGCGAACTGGTTTGCCATCTTATGAAAAAAAGTATGTTGACTATTTTGCATTGTGGGATGAAAGGAATAATGGGTTTTTTATAATACCTAATTTAGGTCAAACTAGTTTAAAGTTAAATCCAAATGGAAAGTATAAAGAAAATTTTAATAACTTTGCATTGATTTCATAAATAACTTTAGGAGTGTCGCTAATTAAAACCTAGTGGCACTTTTTTTTTATCTTTACATAAAATTATAGTTATGAAAATTAAACTTTTAACATCAATCAAAAGAAATGGGCAAAATTATATTGCTGGTGATATATTAGATATACCAGAAAATAATGTTGGCAAATGGCTTAAAAATGGTTGGGGTGAATCTATTGAGAAAATAGTTAAGAAAAAAGAAGTAAAGATTAAAAAAGAAACTAAGGAATTAAAAATAGATTTAAAAGAAACTAAAAATGCGACAAATAAAGATTAATTCAACTGAGGGTTCTGAGATTGTATTAGTTGGAACTGCTAAAGATTACATGAGAGTTAGCACTAGTGAAGATGACAATATAATTACTAGAATGATTACCCAAGCTAGAATCTGGTGTGAAAACTATATATCTAGGGATATTGTATCTAAAAACAGGAGTTATTATATGCCAGAAACTAACGGCATATTTGATTTGCCCTTTGGTCCAGTTAGTAGTGTTTCTAGTGTAACTAGTGATGGTACTGCAATCACTTATTCAATTTTAGGATTAGATAATGAAAGCATTGAGCTTGATGGTGGTCCAGCTGAAAAAATCAAAGTTACTTATGTAACTAGTGGCTTAAGTGATGAATTGTTGCAGTCAGCTATAATGCAATTAACATCAACTTATTATGATAATAGAGCTGATTTTGCTAGTGATCAAAAGAGTAATATTGAAAGCATACCAACAGATGTTAGAGATATTTTAAATTCATATAAAGCAATGTATTTATAATGGATGCTGGCAAATTAGATACAAGAGTACAAGTTTACAGATTAAACCAAGCAACTGATGGTTATGGTGGTTTTAGTGATTCACCTAGTTTACTTACTACATTATGGGCAAATGTTGAATATGTAGGTGGTGAAATGCAAACAGAAAATGGTAGCAGAAAACAATCTAAAAAAATAAAATTAATATTTAGAAATAAAAGTTTGGAAAGTCCTAATAATCACTTTGAATATTATTTACAGTTTCCTGGCAATGTTAGTAAGTATAGAGTTGTAAATATGTTTGAAAGCACACCAGATTTTTACACAACAATTGAAGCAATAAGTTTTTCATAATGAAGCCAAAACTAAAATTTAACAAACAAGATTTAAATAATTTTAATAAGATTTTAACAGATCTAAATATTGTAGTTAAAAATGGTAATACAACAGATATTGCTAGAGCTAGTGCTGAAATTGTTAAACAACAAAAATTAAAAGCTCCAGTTGACACTGGTGCATTAAAAGGTGCTATAAATTATAGCAAAGAGGGATCTGGAGTTGCTATTGAATCTGAAATGCAATATTCTAGTTTTGTTGAATTTGGTACAAGTAAACAAAAGCCACAACCTTATTTTTTTAATCCAGCTAGAGTTGTATTTAGAAATTTTGTTAAAAAATTAGAATCAAAATTAAATAGTAAAATAAGATGAGAGAGCCAATGCAATATATTAGACAAGCTATAATTTCTGCAATAGGTAGTCAATCAGTTAGTGGTGATGTGGTGCAAGTAACAAACAGAGTTAGTAAAAGTTTTAACCCACCTTATATCTGGGTTTATAGTGTTGCTACAAATGAAATTGATAATAACCAACAATCATTTACTAGTGAAGTTATTACTAGAGTTGAGGTTGTTACTAAATACCAGGGTGATGCTGGTGGTGATCTAGTGGCTAATCAATTAGTAAATACTTGCTTAACTTTACTTAGAACTAGAACAAGTGGATATTTTGATTTGTCTAGTAATGATTTTAAAGTATATG